TATATCTTCTAATTTTAAATTCGGTTCCATACCAGATTGTGTATAATCATATAAAGCTTTACCCAAACGAATACCAAAATCAGTATCACTTGAATAATGAGCTCCGGCTACTTGTCTACTATAGCCTATCCTTTTACCTATGTCAAGTATATTTTTTCTATGTTCTAATGGAACTTCATCGGCAACTAATAATGATACTAGTTTTCCTTGTGTTGCATGTCCAGATGGATATGAAGGAGACCCAGCTGTTTTTAATGGAAAGTTATCTAATGGTAATCCCAATTCTTTTGCAAGTTCTTTTGGTCTAGGTCTATTGTAGTGTCTTTTAAGTGATAGAATTATAGGGACACTATGATCTTTCTTTCTTTTTATTCTATCCCAATCAATATCTTCAATGTTATGTTTTGATAGATATTCTTTAAATGGTTGAATAACTTTAATATCATACAGTATCATTTCTTCTTCCCAAGTAGTTCTAAATTGACCTAAGGAAATCAAATGTTGTATTTCTTTTTTAGTTTTTTCAGAAGAATTTTTAGGGAAGGGAAATTGGAACCAATCTTCTAAATCAAAATATTCAAATTCGCTAGAATCTCCCTTGAGCATGGCTAATTTCTTAGAAGATAACTTAACACTATGGCCAAGTTTATCTAATTTATCATTTATGGATTCTTCTTGTATTGTTTGTAAGAATGATTTCATAAACAGTATTTATGTTAATACTATTTTTGAATTTTGTGCTTACTTAAAAATTCATCAATCATTGCGATTGATTCTGTCAATACTTCTTGTTTTTTTGGTTGTTTTTTCTCTTTCTTTAAGCGAATTAGTTCAGTCTTCAATTCAACTTTTTTATTGAGAAGATCAATTAGGGATTTACTCTTAATAATCCCTTTATCTTTATTCTGCGATAAGTTCATTCAACTGTTTAATTGTGTTTTCAGCTGTAGTATGTAGTATTCCAATACCACCGGCTTCTACCCAACATTCAATGTTTTTATCTCTATCATCAATTAATACTGCCTTTTTATGTGCAAAGGCGGCTTTTTGACTACCTTTAAATGTAGGTATGATTGTCCAATATGGATTGATATGTTCTCTAATCCATTCAATTTTATCTCTAACAACAAGTTCTCTGTTAACAGTTCCCGCTGCAGTTAAAATTTCAGTATGAATACCAGAATTACAACACCAATCAACTAATTTCCACGCATCAGGTAGAGGGTCCATTTTTCTAAACATATGTTTAGCTGTCAACTCTCTTTTATGTGCATCATAAACTGCATGACCAGCATCAGTATTCCAAACTTTTTCACCTAACATTTCTGTTATTTTTGACTCAAAATCTGCCAAAACACCATCCATGTCTAAGAATATTTGTCTGATTTTTATATCTTTTTTCATACTACTATTATACATAAAAGGTACCTGTGCTTTCAAGTCTGGTATTTCCAAATGTCTAAATTCCCACATAATTAATCATACTTCAAATTGTCTGCCTTTTCACTACTGATTCTTTTACCTGTCTCTGTTTGATCCATAACAGGTCCAATATCAACTAATTCATCTTGAGCCGACTGTTCACAATCATATAATCTCATTTTCGCTCTATCAACACCCAATACAAATCTCTTATGATATGTTGGGTCGTTATATCTATTCTTTAACTGTTTAACCATTACTTGATCAAGTTCTTGCATATCTTCTGTAGATATCAACGCGAACATAAAGTCAGCTGTCGCAGGTAAACCGAATGATTCAGAAGTATCTTCAAGTCCAACATCTGTAGAAACAAAACCTGTTCTATTTGTTTGAGTAGCTGACATAATTGGAACATCAAACTCTACAGCTAATCCTCTCATTTCTTCGGCAATACTCTTAACATAAGTGTAAGTATTAACATTACTACCAGGTCTAACTCTGAATGAACTACAAATATTTAAATAATCAATAAAAATCATTTCAGGTTTAAAATCTCTCTTTAAATCTAATTCTTGTAATAGATGTCTAATATGACCACTGTGAGCAGTCGCTGTGGGATATTCTTTAATGATTAATTTACCTTTAGTCTTTTCTCTGACTCTTGTAATCTTTTTCTCATACATCATCTTCGGTAAATCTTGTAATTCATTCAATGATATGTCTAGAAGATTCGCGTCTATTCTTTCTGCTATCTTTTCTTCTGCCATTTCCATTGTGATATACAATACATTCTTACCTTGAAGTAAAGATGCTGATGCACAATGACACATGAATAAAGATTTACCAACACCTGTTCCTGCCATACAGATATTCAATGTCTTATTCGGTAAACCACCTTTTGTGATTTTATTCATTAATTCTAAATCAAAAGGTATTCTTTCTTCATCTCTATGCATGAACTCATACCTTTCATCCCAATCTTCAATAAAGTCATGACCGATATTACTATCAAAAGATACTGACAAAGCTTCTCTGAGAATATCAGGTATCTCACCTTGTTGTCCTTTCTTATCTTGAATAATGGCAATAGAATTCATTACACCATTATACACTGCTCTATCTTTACACCATTTCTCTGTAGAATCAATTAACCATTCATTAGGTGTCTCATTCGTATCTTCTTTGATTTCTCTAATTAAGACTGTTGTATCAGATAATAGTTGTTGATCTATATCAGTTTGTTCATCAATATCAATAATGAGTGCTTCTGGTGTAGGTGGTGTTTGATACTTTAAGAAATACTCTCGAATTTGTTTGAATAGAAATTCTTCATCCCTTTCAGAAAAAAATTCTGATTTTATATAAGGTAAAGTCTTCCTAGTAAATTCTTCATTCTGTATCAGATTCTTGAGAATCGTCTGTTCTAATCGCGTTGCCATATAAAAATTCTTGTTTCGCTACTTCGTTAATTTGATTTAATACTTCTTCTGTAAAGTATTTCTCTGGATTGTTATTAATTGTTTTACCAAATTGTGTTGTTCCATCTGGTAATTCAATTCTTGTTGAGGCTTGTTTGAAGATACCATACTTGACTGCTAAATCTAATAGACCATAATATCTATCTAATCCAGAATCATATTTGAGTATAACATCTACCATTTTATTCTCTATAGTAAGTCTTGATTTCTCATTCTTACAATGAATAATATTTCCGATAACATCTTTTCCATCTTTCTCTTTTTTCTTTGATAAGAATATAATTGATGATGCAGCGTATTTAAGACCACTACCACCACCCATAACTTTCTTAGCGAATAATCCCATTTCATCATAAGTATGATTAGTAACTATTAATGGGACTCCTGCTTTACCTAGTTTCAAAGTTAAAACTCTAAACGCACCCTTAACTAACTGAGCTCTTGTCATATCTTTAGTCTCAGATCCAGACGCTGTATCTTCAATCTCTTTTGTTGTTGATAACATACCAAGTGAATCTAAAACAAATAACATTTTCATATCTGTTTGATCTTTGATATATTGATCAAGTATTTTAATTGATTGAGTTCTAAACTCTTGAACTGTTGTAACAGGAACAATGACTATTCTAGAAGAATCAATTCCTCTATCTTCAATCATATCTTTTGTGATTGCACTTTCTGATTCAAAATAGATAACCGCCGAATCGGGATTATCATTTAAGAATTGTTTACACATTCCAAGTGCGAAGAATGTTTTACCTGTAGCAGACTCACCAGCTAATGCGGTGATCTTATTATTAGGTAATCCATCATATATCGAACCAGATAACAATGCGTTAAAAATATAAGAACCTGTATCAATATAACCACTGACATCAGCGGCTTGAACACCTTCTTCTACTATTGACGCGAACTCATTACCTGTCGTTTTAATTAAGTTTTTCAAATAACTCATAATATCTCCATAATTTATCTTCTCGCTTTCATTTCTTTTCTTTTTTTCCTTAAAGTTGAATCATAGTCTATATGTAATCTAACTTCTCTTTTAAAGGAATTTAATTCAACTAATACTATAATTAAAAACACCCAAGTTATCAGATGTAGACATAAAAAAATATAAGAAATTTCATTCATACTACTATTATACTACTGAACTCGTATTTGTCAAGCCCGCTTCTTCATAAGACATTTCAACGACACCTTCATCAATTAATTTTTTACGATTAACCATATGGGCTGATTGTATATCTTCTTTAGAACCACCATAATAATCTACAGCATGTCCGTCTTCAATTAAGGCGTCAACAACACTTATACTTTCACCATGTCTATCAACAATAAAGTCACCAAGTATTCTTCCGAACTTACCTTTCATGTCTTCACCGTCTCTATTAATTTGTGTTTTCAAAATTGATGTTTCACCTAACATATCTAGTAAAGCTTGTTTAGCTGCTTTACCAAAAACTTTTTCTACTTTATCTCTAGTTCTTGACTCTGGTGTATCAATTCCCATTATTCTAACTCTTTCGTCTGTTAGAGTTACGCCGAAGCCTAAATCAATATCCACATCTACTGTATCACCGTCAATTACTTTGATAATTTTTACTCTATATTCGTACATTAATTACCCCTTTGGGTAATTAACTTCTACCCAAAAAATGAATCAAGTGTGCTAACTGGTTCAGTTGTCCACCCGATCTTATTTAATATTACACCTAAAGGTTCAACGAATGACTTTTGAAATTGAGTATCATAATCAATATAAGGTTCAAGTTCAAATTCTTTAGGTAGTGCTGAGACAAATGATATCACATTCTCATTCATAATATTAGGTAATTTCATATAACAAAATTTAACTTTCTCTCCATTCTGTATTACAGGATATTTCTTGTCTATATTGTATTTATATAAAAAGTTATTGTAAAGTAAAGAACCACGAACATGAATGGGTGTTCCTTTATTATAAATTGATGCAGCGTTGTAATATTTCTTAACATTCTGCACACCTCTAGGGAATGATATGTCTTCTATTGGTAATTTATTAAACTCATTTCTAGCATCAGTAATAAACTCCCATACATCACTCTCTGTTCCATTCATCAATGTACGAATACCTTCTTCTAGTTTCTTTCTACACCACATTGGTGTTGAAGACTTCGCTGTCTCAATACCCATCATTTTTAATTTAGGTTGTTTATATCTAACACCTTCTGAGTCATGAACATTAAGAATATATCTTTTCTTCGCTGTCCATATACCTTTATCTGCTATAACTTCTCGTCCCATTTCCATCTTATTCTGATACGCGTTCATGTAAGAGGCTAGTTCTTCATAAGTCTCTTTCATATATGGTTCAATTTTTTCTTTCGCTATAGTGTCTAGAAACTCTACAGGATTATTCGGTTTAACTCTTTCTATTAAATTCTCAAATGTCACATAAATTGAATCAGTATCAATCGCGACAACATAATCTGTATCAGTCTCTAATAGTTTATTAAGATAATTATTAACAGCTTTCTCAATCCACTTAATACTTAACTGACCGGCTGTTGTTATTCCTTCGGCAATCTCTCTATTGAAGTATCTAAAATATTGATTACCTAAAGCACCATAACAGCTGTTAAGTGAAATCTTTCTCACCATTTGATTATTATGATTCTTAACAATATCATACTCAAGTTCTTTTCTTTTAATTAAATTATCTTTTGGAGTATTTTCAAGTTCTTGTTGAGATTGAATCATCTTTCTTTTGAACAAAACTCTCTGATCATACATTTCTTCTAGAAGTTCAGGTAAGAAACCTTGTTTGTCTGTCCTAAACAAAGCACCATTAGGTGTAACTGTAGTATTAGTTAACATACTCGTATCAACCTCACCATTTAATAGTTTCTTTACATTAATTTCTTGATTGAATATCTTTCTCTGATAAGTATCTGGACTCATGTTATACTGCATAATTAAGTGAGGATAAAGACTATTCAAGTCAAAAGACATAACCCATTTATGTTGTCCGATATGAGG